CAGGAGTCTGGCCGCTTTCATCGTGCGTGAATCCGGCGGGATGCGATATGGACATCGGGCTGTCCCGGAAGGGTGCCGTGAGCAATCCCACGATCACGTCACCCTGCACGCCCGTGACAATCGCCGCCGAGTGCGCGCCGTTTTCCTCGACAAAGTGAACGATCCGTCCAATGCTGGGTTTCTGATCCATGGCGCTAGGCTACTACGCCGGCGGACTGGTCGCCAGGGGCGTAATACGCGATGACGGTGCCCGTCGACGTGTAGCACCATTCGGCCGCGATCGCGCGCGTGTCAACGTGCAGATATGGCGGCTGGTCGGAACGCCCGATTCCGCGGAATGCAGGGATCTGGCGCGCGACCGCTTCTAGCTCTGCGGCCGTCATTCCTTCGACGCGGATGTCGGCCGCGATGCCCTGCAAGTGCTCGGAATGCGGCGCTCCTCCGACTTCGGCGTTGTGCACCGCGCAGCGGTAGGCGTCGTCCACCAGAATTGGTGTCCCGATCGCGACTCGCAGCGCTTCAAGGGCGTCGAGCAGCTCCTGCTGGCAGAGATTCACGCCGCAGTGATGGCACGCGAGTTCCGCGTCCTTAAAGTGCTCCGATTCCATTACTTGATCGTGATCGTGAAAGTGATGGTCCGGCCGACGGCCAGCTGCCGCAGGCTCGCCATGAAATAATCGATGACCGGTTTAGCCTCAGCCGGCAGCTCGGCGACCAGTTTTCCGAGGTCGACCGAGGCCTCGTCGACGATCTTCTCGCCAGCTCCCGCCAATGTGTTTTCCAGGCCCATGTTTACTCCTCGAAACCGTGAAGGGTCAACACGCCGACAAGCGAGCTGCCTGCGGTGTACTTTAGCACGTTGTTGACGGCCGCGGAAGCCCACGGCATCGCCTCAAAGTCAAGCGTGAAGAAACCGGTTGGCATCGTGCCGTTCGAGAGGAGATTGGCCGCAGCATTCGTGCTATCGAAAATCGCGAGCGTGTCGCTCACGCTGATGACGATCACGGCTTTCGTGATGTAAAACGCTTTGCCGGAAGTTGGCGTCCAGGCCGCCACGGCCGTGCCGGTCGAAAGCGACACCGACTTGGTCACGCGCGTTCTGGCCTTCGCGCTCGGCGCTGTAAAGAGCGGATTGGCGTCGCTCAGGGCGTTTCCGCTCGAATCCGTGATGCTGACCTGCTGAATGCCCGTTCCGACGACGGCGACGGCCGCGCCGCCAATCTGTTTTACGTTGACGGCCCAGCTCGCAGAGCCCGATGCCGTGCCCTGGTTTGCGGTAACCGTTCCCGAGACCGGCTGCGTGTTCGGGCTCGTCGCCGGCGAAACGTAGAGCGGGGATGCCGCGGTTCCGATCTCGGCGCCCGAGGCGTTGCGCGGGTTTGCGTGCAGGCCTCGGTTTGCCGTGATGCGCGCCGCCCCGACATCTCCCGAGGTCACGGCACCGACAGAATCGTTGTACACACCGCCGATCGGAGTCAACGGGGTGGCTCCCGCGGTGAACGTTGCGCCGTCGTCCGCGGCCGTGCCGCCGATCGCGACGGAGCTGACGACGTTCACGTCGAGCGCGTAGTTGCCCGAGCCCGGATTCGTCAGGTGGACGTTGTTCGTTCCATCCGTAATTTTCGCGGCCCACGCGCCGCTTTGAGTCGCCGCGACCGTCCCGGTGACCGGGATCGTATCGACCCACGCCGATCCGCTCGAAATGCGGACCGCGACCGGCGCCGTATTGGCCGCTGAGACCGGAATAGCGCTGGCCGCCGAAATCGGCACAGTGACGCCCGAGGCGTCGACCTTGAAATTGGCCGCCGTGGCCGTGACGGGAACGAGAAAGCCGCTCGTGATGGCCGCTAGGTTGACCTGGAGGTTCCCCGAGCCGTCGGCAACGGCCGGCGAACTGGCTCCGCTCGCGCCGAAGTCGAGCTTGACCACCTGAACATCCAGACCGCTGACGGCGTCGACGCAGATGGCGGCGCCGGATCCGGGGGTAATCGCTACGCTAGTAAACGCCATTGGTCACCTGTTTCAGTCTTCCGCCGCGCTTCACGATCGCCTGGATCGCCCGCGCCGCAGTGAGCCCGTGTTCGATCGCCGTCTCGATCTCCGTCACATACGCGAGATAAAGCGAGTCGTCGGGTTTCACGTAAGGCACCTCGAACGGTCTATCCATTCGCCACCTGGTTCGTGAGCCCGCTCATGTCGAACCGAACGAGCTCCGGAGGCATCCGGTCATAGCCCTGCTCGATGTTGCGGTTTCGAACGTAAGTCGCCATTTTGTTGACTGCGGCCATATAACGATCCCAGCCGGGCAGCGTCTTCTGCCACTCATCGCCGCCTTCCTTGGCCCTCAGTAGAGGAATTGCCCCATCGATGAGCGCCTGGTGATACTCGACCGGGATCGACGGCGTGGTGCTCGGCGAGAGGACCGGGCTCGGAAGCTGCGCCGGCGTCTGGGCGTAGGTGATGTCTACCGAAGTGGACGTCGTCGGCTGCTTGTAGAAGCTGAGGAAATCGAAGCCGTTCGAGCTGTACCGCTGGGGCGTTCCGGCTGCGGCCCGCCACGATTGGTCAAGCGCCGCGAGGTCGTTCAGCCGGCTCGTTTTAAGCTTCGCCCCTCCATGAAGACGTATCCGGAGCGGAAGAATCCAATCCGGGTAGGTGGCCAGCATGTTGTAGCTTGCGGTCCCGTTCGTGAGAAGCGAGAACGTCGCGGTGGTCTCAAAGCACAGCGTCAGAAAAGCGAAGAGGTTTTGCAGGCAGTTCAGCGCGCGGCCCACCTCGGTCGGGTCGTAATAAGACGACTGCCCGCCCACGGCGTCGCCGAGACGTTCGAGAGCGCGATCGGTCATGTCGCCGATATTCACTTCCGGTTTTTCTCCCTCAATTGAGACCCAGTTTGAAGACGAGCAGATCGGCTCCCAAGCGCACCAGAATCTCCATAAAGGCAGGATTGCGCTCGCACATACCGCAGTCGCACTTGTCTTCCGGAAATCGGTAGCCGCGGAGATCGTAGCGCGTGCGTTGTCGCATTTCGTGGCTCATCCTGGCCAGCCTTCGTGCCGCGGGCCTCGACGGAAGGGATACCCGGATCCGCCGTTCCCGCTGAACTCGTCGGAAAGCCGCAGATTGACCTGTCCGCGCTGGCCGGCGTTGATTTTGCCCATGGTGTCTAAATAGTCGGTGAACATGGCCTCGTAGGACTGCGCGATCGCGAGGCCGTCCGGCAGGAAAAGATCCGAGCTTTTCGGAAGCGTGGCCCGAAACATAGCGATGTCGGCCATGACGCCGTTGAACATCGCGCCATTCGACATCCAGGCGAGCAGGCTCGTCGCCGTCGCGCTCGTCAGGGGCGCGGGATCGTAGACGTAATCGACGACGTGCGAAATGGTGTTTCCGCCGTAATTCGGGCTCGACGGGATTGGGAAGAGCTCGACCTGCATCTGGGTCGTCGCGTTGTCCCAGCTGTGAGCCGCCCACCGTGGCGTCCCGTACTCAAGCCGTTGGGGCGCGCGCCGGTTCAGCTCTGCGGGGGAAATCAGCTCAAGGCCTCGATCCCGGTTGTGCATCGGGTAAACGCCGTTGAGGATGCGCGCGTTCGAGGGCAGTAGGAATACGGCCTGGTCGATGCGGTAGGAGAGCCCGGTGCCCGGCGCCACCGTAAGAATATTTACGGTGAAACCGCTCCCAGCTCCCGGGCTGGACGTGGCGACGCCGTTCGCGGGCGAATAACCGGATCCCGCGTTCGTGTCGAGAAACTGATAGGCGGTGACGGAGCCGCCGGCGCCGATTCCGGTGACGGTTCCGACCGCAGGCGAAACTCCACCCGATACCGTGAACTGATCGCCGAGCGCGTAGCCCGTTCCCGCGGCGCCGATCGAGCTGGTGAGGATTGCGCCCGTGGAACCCTCATAATTTCGATCGAGCGTGCCGGTCGTTGCGCTCGCGTACGTGAATTGATAATACTCGGGACCGCAGCCGATCCGGATCATGAGCCCGGTCAGCGCCGCGGTCCATGCCGTTCCTACGCCAGTGATTGCGTTCGAGCCCTGGTTCACCGTGACTGTGCCGGAATTGACGCTGGCGGGCGATTGCAGCACGCTGACGTTCTCCGAGCGCTTCCAGGGGATCGCGGACAGCACGCGCTCCGTGTAGCGCGTCTGAATCCAATTGTCGACGAGCTCCAGGTCGATCCCGGGCGCCGCTTTCGAAAGCAGCATCCGGAGCTGGCCGTAGGATTGGGCGATCACGTCTTAGAATTGCCCTCAAAGGTTTGGCTTGAAAATGCCCGGCGCTCCAGAGACGGATGCCGGCGCGAAGGCTTGCGGCGTTCCTGCCGTGCTGAACGGATCAAATGGCCGCGGCGTCCCGCTGAAGGTAGCCGGCGTAAAGGGCGACGGAAAACGGGCCTGTGTGAAGAGTCCGAAAACCAGCGCGGTCGATACGCAGCTTCCGGCGAACTGCTTGATTTGTATCCCAATAAGGGTTCCGGACACCGTCGCAACAGAGGAACAGGCCCCGGTGAAAGCAAGGTTTTGGATACCGATGAACGTCCCACTCACCGTTGCGCTCGACGAAACCGCCCCGGCCAGCGCGCCGGTTCCCGTCAGCGTTCCCGAGACCGTCGCGGTCGATGAAACGGCGCCGGCCAGGACTGCCGCGCCGGTGAACGTCCCGGAAACGGTCGCTGCCGAGCTTACAGCGCCCGCCAAAGCCCCGGTCGCCGTAAAGGTCCCTGACACCGTCGCGGCCGAGGAAACGGCGCCAGCAAGCGCGCCTGCGCCCGTGAACGTACCGGAAACGGCAGCCAGGGAGCTGAGAGCACCGGCGAGCGCCCCGGCGCCTGTCAGCGCACCGGCGACCGTGGCCGTGGAGCTAACGGCGCCGGCGAGCGCACCAGCGCCTGTCAGCGCACCGGCGACCGTGGCCGTGGAACTGACGGACCCAGAGAACGCACCCGAGGCCGCCGGCATATCCCACCCGGTCTGCCCCCACTTCGGTGTGCCCCACGTCGCCATTTTGTTTTCCTTAGCTGTGGACCGAGAAGTGCAGCAGGTGAATGACGAGGGACGCGTTGTAGTTCGTCACGATAAACACCGCACTTCCCGGGGACGAAACGACGGAAGTCCGGGAGGTTGACGTGATGAGCCTCCACATGTAGCCGTTCGTCGAGTAGTAGTAATAACGGGTGGCCGATCCATCGTCGTAGATTCTGGTCCAGATCAGCGGAGAGGCCAGCTCATTGACGCCGATCCAAGCCACGACGTTGCTGCCCGCGCAGTTGGAAAGCGCCGTGCACGTCACCGTCGAGACCTGATAACCAGATCCAACCGAACCGTAATCCGCGAATGCGATCGCGGAGCTGCCCGACGGAGTCGCTGGCGTGATGCCGACGCCCAGTCCGCCGTTGCCGCCCGAGATATCGACGGTGAATGCCGCGTCTACATAATAGGCGCCCGAGCCGACCAGGCCGCCATTGCCGAACGATAGCACCTGCTGGGTATTCGCCGATCCTCCACCCGATGTGACGGACCAGAGAATCCCGCCGTGCGTCGTGTCGAACGTGGAGATGCTGACCTCGGTCTGGGTGAAGTTCGCGAGAACAGGCTGCGTGACCTTATAGCCGAAGACGTAAGGCTGCCAAGCGCTTCCCGTCCAAACGAAGTGATAGGGAGAATCTGTGCAGATGTACTCATTTCCTGCAACTGTCGAGGAAGATGGCAGACTCGCGATCGCTCCATACTGAATCGTGCCCGCGCCGCTCATCGTGATTTTGAGGCTCAGGTCCACCGTATAAGTCCCGCCGCTCCCATTCGTCGAGAGCACGCGCCCGATCACTTGGCCCTGGTAGTTCCCCAAGGCCCCGATATCGTGGCAGTCCCCGGCCGTCGTGCTGCTGATCCCCACGTAATCGCCGGCAACGGTGCTGCTGTCGAAAACGCAGGACTCTTGCCCGCTTTCCTTGATGACGGCCGAGCCGCTCGTGCCCGCGCCCGAGTCGGTGATTCCGATGATGTTGGTGATATCGGTCGTCGCCGCGATCACGGCCGTGGACGGCGCGCCCGTCAGCTTGGTCAGCGTGTACTGCGTGGTGCCCGTCGTCCCGGCGTTCGAGATCGTTACACAGGTGCCCGAGGCGGAAAGCGCGCTCGAGGCACCCACGATGCCGCAGCCGACCGTCGTCAGCTCGGTTTCGATGGCCTTGACTTCGGCCGCTATCTGGTTATGGTGCCAGGCGGTGATGACGTTCGTCACGGTCGCGCCGCTCGACGCGGAGGCGGCCGTGGTGCTCTCCGCTCCCCGCGTGCATCCCGAGTACGTGTTTGTAGAGAGGCTCGTGCAGTGAATCAGCTCGGTGCCGATCGCCATGATGATGGGCGCGACGCCCAGCGCGCTCGCGCTGGTCACCACGACGGTGGTCTGGCTGTTCGTGATGTTGCCGTTCAGCGTCGTCGTTCCGAGGTTGGTCGCGACGAATAGATTGCTATCGGTCGCGACGGCCGACGGAAAAGCCGCGGTGTTGGGATTCTGGGCGTGCAGACCGACAAGAATGGCGATCGCCGCGAAGCCGAGAAGGCCCGCGGCCGAAAAACACTTGCGCATGCGTTTTTGCTCCTACTCCGAGGATTGCCGGACCCTCGCGACGGCGTGAGCCGTTCCCGAGAACTGCGCAAGCTCCTGTTCGAAGGCGAGGGCGCCGTCGAGCGCGAGCAGGATGATGTCGATCGCCGCATCCATCGAGTGCGTTGCGGGAATCGTCGGAATGATTTCTTTGAGCTTCTCTTTGGCTTGGCTGCGCGTCATTGCCGCAGTTTACGCCTAGGCCTGCGTGACCGTCAAGGCGTTGATGGCAGCCTGCGGCGTGATGCCGTTCGAGACCGCGAGCGAGGCCGTCAGCTCACCCACGTAGAGCAAAAGGCCCGTGTTGCCGGTCGTCTTCGTGCCGATCGAAAAATAGGTGATCGTATTCGTACCGCCCGTGCAGGCCGGGAAAGTGACCGCCACGGCGTTTTCGGCTTCGTTCGAACTCACCGTCCACCCGGAAGAGGTGCGCGCGACGGCGACGCGTCCGTAGCCCGTGTAGGTCGCCTCGCTCGTCTCCTGGTTGCCGCTCGAAGGATCGGCGGTGTGCAGTGCGACGTACAGGTTCGTGAGCGGGCTCGATCCGGCGTTGTCGGCGATGTTCGCGATCGCCTGCGCGTTGAAGATCAGCTGCAGGATGTCGTTCGCGAACGTTGCGGGCATTCCAGCCATAACTAGGAATTGCCTCCCGCCGGCGGCTCATTCGAGAGCGTGACCTTTGTGCTTTGGACGGTTTCGCCCGCTGGGCCCGTGCTCTTTTGCTCGCCCATAATCTCGATGATCTGGGCGGCCCAAGGACTGCGAAAGAAAATCCAGCCGATCGTCGTCATCGTCGCTGAAAAGGACGCGTGGTTCAGCGCGTCGGGGAGCTGTGCCCAGCTTTTTAGCTCCCCAGAAAGCCACAGGTGAAAGCACGTCAGCAAAATGTTGCCCGCGAGAATGAGCGGGACAATAAGCCACGGATTGCGTAGCTGTCTCATTTAGTGGACCGAGCCGGGCAGCGGGCTCTTAACCAGAATGCAAATCACGTCCAGGCCTCCCGACGCCGCCTGCTCGACGGTCGAGCCGGTCGCGCCGGATTGAAGTTTGAAGTACAGCATGGCCTTCAGAACTTCCGTCGGAATCTTGGTCTCGTCGCCGATCATGACCATGGTCGATGCGCCCGCAGTGATGGTAACGGCGTTGCCGGCGGAATCGTAGACCTGGAAGAAGTTCACGCCATCGACCGAACCGAACAGCGCGATCGACGCCGTAGTCCAGGTCGAAGGAATGATGAGACCGGCGAGGAATCCTCCCCCCGTGCTGAGGATGTTCGATTGGACCGCGTTGTTGGCGAAGTTCGCGTTCGCGGTCGATACTGGGTAACCCATTCAGGTCCTCGTTTTTTAGGTGACGTACTCGCCGTAGCCGGAAGTGCTCGCCGCGATGGTATTCGTCACCATGATCAGGATCGATCCGGACGCATTCCACTTGCCTGCCCCGACAAATCCGCACTTGGCGCCGCGGAGGACAACGGTGTTGGCGTCGACGACGGTCATCGCCTCGGTCAGCGACGTGGCCCCGGAGCCGACGGCGTTCAGGAAGAGACAGTCGTCAAACTCAAGCGATCTGTCGACCGTGCCCGTGGGCGAGCGCAAGAACTGTGGATTGGTCGCGTGTCCGGCATACATGCGCATCTCGCACTCACGGAAAATGTTGCGGGTCGCCTTGATCCCATTGACCGAGGTGTAAATATTGGCGTTGACCTGCGCGGAGCGCGTGATCGTGTCAATTCCGATGATGCAGTCCTCGAAGAAGTTCTCCTGGGCTCCTGCGAGCGAGATGTCGTAACCACCAGCAATGTCCATGTCGGCGTGGCCGAAACCGGCGATGTGACAGCCCTGGAAGTGATTGCGTTCGCCCGTGACCAACATACAGCCGAGGGGCGCCGTGGAGGGCACGCCCGCAAAAAACTCGACGCCCTTGAACAGGCAGCCGTTCGCCGAAACCGTGATCAGGGGCGATGCGCTCGCGAAAGTGGAAGCAAGAGCCACGCGAGAGCGGGGCGAAAATTTGGAGCCAGCGTTCACGCCGATCAGGTGGACCAGATCCTTGTTCCAAAGAAGGCCGGTCGTCGCCCTTTGATAGTCCGTGGTGCCACCCGGCGTGTCCGACTCGGCCATCAGGTAGATGACGTCGTTCTGGTTGGCCTGCGCCATTGATAGAGCGGTCGCCAGGGTCTGAAGGGCCTGCTGCGGGGACCTGCCGCTGTTATTGTCCGAGCCGGTCCCGGGACGCACGAACCACGAAGTCCCCTGAGTGAGCATCCCGAGGACAGGAACGCCACCGGACTGCACCGAGTTGAAATGGCTGACACCGTCATTCATGAGAGAAAACCTCCTGTCGAAGTTTGCGGCCTAGGCGCCGGGCGTGCCGTAGACGCCGATGTAGTCGTTCCAGCCGTGCGACTTCTTGTAGCGCATGGCCGTCACCCCGACTTCGGTCTCGTCGTCCGTCCAGGACTTCGAATACTGGCGCTTACGCCAGAACCACACGAGGCCCGTCCGCGCCGGTTCGCTCGTGATAAACCAGCTGTCCACGTCCGTGAGATAGCGCCACGCGAAGGGCTTGGGAATGCCGTCGGGCGCCGCGGCCAGCGGGTTCACCGAGCGATCTGCGGTGGTCGGGTCGTCCGTCGACTTGGTCAGCGCGTGGGCGAGCCACATGTTCGACGGGTGGATGATCAGGTTCCGGGCGACGGCGTGGATGTATTCGCCCGAGGCCCGCTTCATCAGGCTGAACGCCGTGAGCGCCAGCTGGAGCGGGATCATGTCGAGATCCGCCGCGACCGAGAGGATGTTGCTCTGCACGCCGCCCGCCTTGTAAAGCGGATGCGAGGCCGAGCAGAGCGGCACGCCGTCCGGGCCGTTGTACGATCCGGAGAATGCGTTATTGAAGGTCGACACGGCGTCGAGCTCCTGGGTTTCCGAGCAGGACCAGCCAAGATCGCGGTGCAGCTTCCCGATCAGATCCCACTTGTCGTCCTCGACCATGTCGATCGTGACGGGAACGGAGAGGCCCCAGCGGGAGTGGGTAAACGAGCTCTTGAAGCCCTGGACGGCCATGTCGCGCCGCACGGCCTCGCCTTCGTTCAGCTGCGAGAAACGGCCCACGCCAGAGACCTGGGTGAACTGTTCGAGCGAGCGGCTCGAAGACAGGATGTTGAAGATGCTCGTGAACTGCGGCGTGTACTGCTTGTAGCCGTCGTCGACGATGGCGCGGAGCGCCGGCAGCATCGAAGTGCCGTAAAAGTCGCTGAAATTGCCCGTGACTTCCATTTCGAAATCCTCCTCTGACTCTTTCCCGTTCGCTGCCGCGTTCGCGCGGTTTAGGTCGCCGTGACCGCCTTGCTGTTCAAGTGCTTGTTGATCGTGATCTCGACGCGCCCATACACACCATAGGCGTTCGTCGGATCGTTGTGCAGACGCAGGATGCGGACATCGAGCGTACTGGTCACGGCGATCGTCGATTCCGTGAGCTGCACGCCAGAGTTATCGCGCGTCACGCCGGCGCCGGCCGTGCCCGTGTAGTTCAGGTTCGCGTTGTAGCCCATGGTGGCGGCCGCGATGACGTTCGAGCCCGAGCCCGACCCGTCGCCCTGGATATCGAAGAGGGCCCCCGGGTCGTCCATCACGAGGATGGTCGCAGCCGTCGAGGCGAGCGAGAACGCAAGCGCCACTCCGCTCAGGTAAGTCGTTCCGGCCGTGAGGCCGCTGGCGGGTCCGTTCAGGACGCCGGCGAGTTGCGTGACCGGGTCCCACTTATAGATCGGATAGCCGTAGCCCGAGGCCTTCGTGTACCCGAAGATGTTCGGGTTGCCGCCGCTGGTCGTCCGCATCAGCGGGCGCAGGCCGTAGGGATTGTTGACGTTCGCCATTTCGGAACCCTCCTCGAGCTAAAAACCTGTTTGTGGTTTGCGTAGCTCGGTGGGGTTCCGCGCCGTCCGGTTCGCCTGGGAGAGTCGCTCTCACCTGTGAACCGCGTTTCTGACTCTATATTGCCGGGCCTTTTATGAGTTTTCGAAGCCGCCGACCCGCGGGACTTCTTCGCGCATGAAATCCGGATCGTCGGTTTCGCGCGAGTCTCCGTGCACGGTCTGAAAGCCTTCGTGCTCGTCGACGCGGCGCCGGCGCTTAATGTCGCGCATGTTCTTTTCGCTGATGACCTGGTCGCGCAGCTCGGCGACGCGATCCTGCGCATCGACCATCTGCTCTTTGGCCCTCGATTGGAAGAATTTGTCGCGCTTGATGGCCCGATCCTCGCTCATCTTTCCGAGCATCATGTTGCCAAGCTTCACAATCGTCTCGACGCCTTTGACCATGACCTTGACTGGCTCCCAGCCGCGCCATCCGTCGCGATCGACCTTCGCCTGGGAGAGATACCGGTATCGCGTGCCGGGCTGCTCGTGCGCCTTTTTCGTCTCGATCAGCGGGTCCACGCCGCCTTCCCACGGCTCGACGTTCGCTTTCAGTCCGTCTTCGAACTTGTCGAAGATCTGCTTGTCCTCTTCGTGCCGGGTGAACTGCACCGCCGGCTGGTTCTCCATGCGCTGAGCGATCGCCTGGTCTGTGTAGTGATAGAGGAGTTTGGTGCGGATCTCCGGGGGAATCGGCTGGCCGTTCAGGGTCAATTTGTCCCAGTCGACTTCGCCCTCGGCGAGAGGAGGATTATAATCCCCTCCGAAACGCTTGGACTCGCCGACGCCCTGCGACATGGGCGCCTTTGCGATCGCGGCCTTTTTTTTGGCCGCCATCCGCGCGCCGAAATTCTCCGGAGCCGCCGCGGCTTGCAAAACTTCGGTCGGGTTAGGGTTAGCCACGGCCGTTTCTCCTCTCAAACGGCGATCCCTGGAACTCTTTGAACCGCGCCTCCGTAACGCCGAAGCGCTGAAGATTCGCGATGATCGCGCGCGACGTTTCCCCGATCTCCGGAGGCGCATCGAGCTGGGTATCGGCGCCGCCGGCGCGAGCTCGCCCGCGACCGGGTTGTCCTTCCACGCGGTCACGGCGATTCGTGCCCGGTGCGGGATCGACGTTCGTGTCCACGGCTGCGGCCTCCAGTTGCGTCTTCGCCATGCGCGCCGCCGCGAGCATCAGGCTCCGTCCGGCCGCGCTGTTATGCTTCACACCGGGCGCGTCCTGCATCAGCGCGCGATAGTTGGCCGCCGTCTTCTCGAACAATGGGGAGTTTGCCGGCTGCCCGGCGTCGACGCGGGCGTTCGCTTCGATCAGCTCCGGAAACTCCGCGCTCAGGCGGCTGTCGAACTGGCGCGCCTGCACATCCATGGCGTATTCGCCACGAATGCGCGTTTCAAGGTTCTGAAGCGCGACGGCCAGCTGCTCGCCGGTGATTACGCCTCTTTTCTTGAGCGCTTCGAGGCCGGCCGCGTTCAGGTCCGTCAGGAAATCGTCGGTCGATTCGCCGGCGGGAGGATTCGCGACCTCGAGGACCGGTTCGGCCGGTTCATCGTCGATCGCCGCGTCGTCGACCGGCGCCGGCTGACCGCCGCGGGCCCGGTTTGCCCAGAACTGCGCCGCCTCGCGCTGTTCGCGAAGGCTCGCTTCGAGCTCGGCGATCCGTGTCTGTTCAGGAGTGGGCCCCACTTTCGCAGGCGTCGCGGGAGCTGCGGGAACTTCCCGTCCAATCTCTACTGGGGCGCCCGGGTCGAGAACGACCACCGCGCCTTCGGTGGGGTGCATACGGCTTTATATTGCCGCGGGTTTCTTCCACTTCAAGCCAGCGCGCGTAGCCAGGCGCCTGAGTCGAGCCAGTTCCTTCCGGGCATAGAACACTTCCCACTGGAAAGTTTGCAGTTGGTCCCGAAGGCAGCCGTTCAGTTCCAGTTCGCGCTGATACATCGCGAGCCAATGAGCCGCGAGATCCTCGGGGGTTTTCGGTTCAGGCAATTCCACGCGCCTTTCCAAACATCGTGCCCTTGAAGAGATGCCGGGTCAGCTCGGTGATCTTGATATCGCAGACCTGGCAGGCCAGCATGTAGGTCCCGTCGATCATGTGGACCACCATCGGCACGCGCTCGCCCGGGTGCTTATCGGACAGCTTCTCGAAGGTGATGTGGCAGAAGGCGCACTCTTTCGGAGGGTTCCCGGCGAGGGCGTCAAGCGCGATAAGATGCCGCTCCTGGCACTTCGGGCAGCGTTCGAGACCGGGCCCGAACAGAACGAAGTCGCCCTTCGGATACCACTTCCGGCAGTATCGGCACTGCCGGCCGACGATGATAGCAGGCGCGTCCATGCTCGTCTAATTGCCCGCCGTCAGAGCTCTTCGTCGTCCGATCTGTCCAAGGCCTCTGCCATGACGCGGCTAAGTCCCACCCACGCGATGACCACGAGGGCAACGACGACGACGGTGAGGCCGATCCCGATCGCGAGCGAGAATGCTGCCGGGTTGCGCACAACCAGGGCCTGGATCATTGGGCCCACCGCGGGGCCAAAGTGAATTTCCAGCCGCCGGTGCTGTTTTTGGTGCCGGTCAGCGTGGCGCCCCACGCCGTTTTCTTGATGCGTATGTCAACGAACACCTGCCCGCTCGCCACGGCCGCGGTGGAACCGCTCGTTGAGACCGAACCGCCTCCGAGCCCGGTGAGTCCGACGGTGATCTGGCCAAACTGATAGAGCGGTTTCGTCACGCCGGCGAGCGTGGCGGATTGGACCTGACCGTTGATGATCGTGTACTCCTGCGCGAAGGTCGAATAGGTGCCAGACCCGACGTAGGTCGATTCGCTGTAATACGCGAACTTGCCGTTTGGCGAGGTGAAGCCTCCGCCGCCGGTGAAGATGAATTTTGGGAGCCACGTCGCCGCGGGGGTTACCGCGGCCGCCGCTCCGGGTGAGGGAGACGGCGCCGCGGCTGGCTGCTGGCCGGAAAGGAATTGAAACGACCAGCAGAAAAGCAGGATGGCGAAGCTACTGCGTCGAAACCTTGGCATACACCGCCTGGCCGAACATATTCTGCAGGATGGTTTCGCCCGGAGGCACCGGTTTCGCGGGCAACGGAACCGTTCCGTTTGCCGTGCTCTGGTTGATCTGAGCGGGCGACCACGCGTATCCCTGGCCGTTCACGACCCAGCTCCCGGGAGCCCCGATGCCCTGGCCGTACATCTCCACCAGCATCAAACCGACGTTGATCGGCAGGGGCGATGGATTGTTGGCCGTTGCCGCCGGCTGGATCACGAACACGCGACGGTCTTCGCCCGGAGGGTAGTTGTACTGACCATTCCCAGCGCCGCCGGGAACCGGAACGGTCTGCTCGACGATCTGCCCGGTGATCCCGAATTGCGAGCTAAGCTCCGCGAGTAGCTCGACGGCTTGCGCATACGTGCTCAAAGTTTCCGGGTTCATCGGCTCCTGGACCGAGGACGACGGCGAGCTGATGAAGGCCTGCGTCGCCGCCGGTGTGTATGCCGGGAACTGCGGACGGCCGGGAAGATTGTACAGAGGCGCCCATTTCGCCGGCACGGGAAACGGGATGAGCTCGGCAGCTTCGCCCGGAACCGGCAGCCGATAATAGAAAACGTTTCCATTGGCGTCTGGCGCGGGCGGATTCGGATCGGCCCAGGTTTTCGTGGGGTAAGTCGGATCGGCGATTGTGGTCTCGAAGGGCGGGGCCGCCCGTCGGCAGTCGTCGCGCGTGATGAAATTCGGGAACAGGTTCGTCCCGGTGCTGTCCATCGCGGTTGGCGTCATGTGTTTTCCTTTCGGGTGTGGACCTCGATTGCTAAGGCTTCTGATCTCCGCCGAGCGGGTGGCAGTTGCTAAGGCTTTCGAGGATAGAACGGATGAAGCGCGATGGCGGAATGGTGGCGGACCTTCCGCGGAACCAGCGATCGAAGTTCGTGTTACTCATCTTTTCCCAAGATGTCCCGCCCTTTTGATGCGTTCCACGGACGTTCCGCGCTCCAATTCTGACGTCTCTTTCCTTGGGTCAGATCATACGCCGACAGGCGCGGATCTGTCAAGCGGTCGCGGTACTGGCTGGACTGCTCCAGCGTCAAGCCGCGCGCAGGCCTCGCGGCACTTCGAACAAAGATCGTAGAGGTTCCCATCCGCGCCGCGGCCACGCTGGACCGTTCGATTGCGCGCTGGGCAAGCGTCACACCGCATCCGTTCCGGGCCTCGTTTGTAGCCTTTCACTGGCCGCCGCCCATCAGGTTCTTTTGCATTGTGCCGGCTGGTCTCGCAGGAAGCGCCGGAAGTGCGGGGGCTGCCGGGGGCGTCGCGAGCACGGGAGGCTTCTTTTTTTTGAGTGCCTGGTCGGCTTGCTGCTGCGCGAGCTTCGAAACGTCGATGCCCGCGGGTTGCGACGGCGTCGCTGTCACCGGTGGCGTTCCGCCCTGCGCCGCAGCTTGCTTAAGGGCGCCGCTCCCGAAGATGAAATCGAGCAAGCTGGGCATCGCCTACGACCGAACGGTGGATCCGGCAGCTGCCATGTTCTTCGCGAGTCCCACTGCCTTCGGCATGGTTCCGAGCTTGGGCTTCGTGATGCCCAGGTGGGCGCGCGCGTCTCCGATCATCTTCTCGTGATCGCCGGGACCGTAAACCCGAGTCTCAGGCGGCTCGTAGCGTCCGATCTCCATGCCGCCCTTCTTTGCCGGTTTATCGGCCGGGTGCAGCGTCATCGTATGGCCGCCGTTCGATGCCTTCTCGATCCTCAGACTGGGTCCGGTTCCTCGCATGCTATTTGCCGCCTTTCATCAAATTCGCGCCGAGCGTCGACGACCTGGTCTTCTTGCGGGCCTTGTCGCGATCGTGTTTCGCCTGCATCTCGCGGCCTTTGGCCGTTTCCTTGTTTCCGTGCATCGCGCCGATTTTGTTCAGCGTGCCGTAGATGGCGTCGCTGTTGTTGCCGTACTCCGCCTTCAGATCGTCCTCGAGGAACTTAGGCATGGCCCTTCATCAGGTTCGAGCCGAGCGAGGCCGACTTCGGCTTCGCCCCAGCCACGCGCTTGAGCCGCGGGTTCGCTTTTTTCGCCGCAGGCGAGGCCTCGCGCGTCTTCTTCGCCAGGATGGCGCCAGCAACCTTGGCCGAGTATCCTTCGCGTTCGATCTTGCTCTGGACCGCCTTGAAACCCGGGTGCGCGTTCGTCATGCTGGTTTTCCTTTCGTCGCCTCTTTGTAGAGCAGCTCGGGCATACCGGCCGCCAGACGCAGGCCCTTTAACATCCCGCGGATCGCCGCGGTCTCAAGCTCGGTGTGCTGTCGCTCCAAATCCTGCACCTGGACTCCGATTTCGTGCTGCAACCGTCCGAAGGTTAATTGCCAGCCGCGCCCGTCGAGCAGAGTTTCGAGCGAGTCTGCGTCGCGCGCGTCCATCGAACGGTTTTGTCGATCGATCTTCGCCATATTATTGTGGCGCACCTACTGGGCCAGCCGGGGTGGAGACGGCACCGTTCGGATTCTCCGGAGGGTTCAGCGGATTGGGCGGGAGCACTGCGGGCCCAACACTCGCCGGCGGCTGCCCGGGCTGCTGCTGTCCATTTTGCTGCTGCGCCTGAATCTGCTGGATTGCCTGTTGAGCCATGGCCGCGAGCGCCTGTTTGTGCCGTTTCTGCCGCTCGTGCGCCACGATATGAGCCAGAATGGCCTTTTCCGCCCGGGGATCTCGGCGCGCCGCCGGCTGGTCGCACTCGTAATCGTAGCGTTTCCGATGATCGAGCATGTGGGCGTCGTCGTCGTCGAGCGGATGCACCTGCACGTCCTCGCCCTTGAGGATCTCCGACCACTCGTCTTTCGGGTCCTGCGGGTTACCGGGATCGGGCGGGCATGGAATGATCTCGCCGAGCGTGCCGACTCCCATGGCCGTCCAGACCTTGTCGAGCAGAAGCCACAACGCGCGCGGATTCTGCTGCACAATCGGGTTCTGCATCGCGAGCCCGTAAAGTTGCAACGTTTCCGCTTTTTTCGCCTCTTTTGACCAAACAGTCGTGGCGAACTTCAGCTGGAAGTCGAAACCGTGCTCGCGTTCTTCCGGCATCAGCTTCGCAAAGCCGCTCGGGCCCTCGGCGAAATCGAGCGGGTCATCGCCGGTCACCCGGAAGAAAACCTCGCCGTCGTTGAACTCCCGGTCCAGCTCGAAGAGCTGCTCGAGCATGACGCTGAGATCGTCGCGCAGCACCGAGAAATCGAGCTCGATGCGGGTGTTCGCGCCCTGCGCGAGAAGCGCCTGGCCGGCCGCGGTGCGCGGCGCGTTCGGACGATCGATTGACTGCCCGAGCGTCTGGTCGTTGTCTCCCGAGACCTTCTCGGCCATCGTCTGAAGCGCCTGCGCGTTCTGTTCGCAAAACTCCAGGTTGGCGTTGAAGCTGACGACGTTCACCCCCTTCGGGTCCTCCGTCGCGACGGCGGTGTCGGGCTCATAAACGAACTTGTCCGGATTGAAAGATCCCGAACTCGGCCGGTAGAAGATCACGGGCCCGACGCTGAACTTGCCGGCACGCTCGAACAGCGCGTAATTCGCGGTGCTTTTATCCTGGAGACGTTCGATCATCTCGCCGAGGCCCGGGCCCCAGTACGAGCCGTCCTTCACCAGGCTCAGGTCGACGAAGGGATCGCGCCGGCGCATTGTTGGGAACGCGTCGCGCAAGTCCTGGATGCCGACGACCAGGTTGCCGAGCAAAGGCAGGATGCTCACGACGATCTCGGAATCGGATGACTGTCGGCGATCGATGTTCTCCACGCGGCCGTCTTGCTTGCCCTTCAAAAAGCGCCATTTGCCGTACCATTCCCACAATTCCACGCTGTTTCTGGTTCCGAGCACGTTCGCGTAACTGACGCCCTCCGCCTGGTCGGCGCTGATCTTTTCCCAGTCCCAGGTGTAATTGCGCTCCTGCCGGGATTGCGAGGCGCGGTAGATTGTCTCCCAGTTCGCGCGCACGCCCTGGTAGAGCCCGCGGCTCTCGCCATCGAGCAGGTCCTGCGGCGTGATGCGGCGCCGGCGAATCTTCCAATCGAAATCGCCCACACAGTTCGCGCCATCCTGCGCCGGGAGCACGATCTCGGAGGGCCAGAGCGGGATCAGTTTCGGGCCGTCATAAACGATCTGCTCGACGTCGATCTTGCCGCGGCCGACATCCTCCCAGCGGGCCTTCGTCTTCGCGATCATCGCCATCGTCTTGGCGTTTTTGTCCATCCGCTGCCAGAAGAAATCCTGCTCGTAAGGCATAAAGGCATGCGCACGACCGAAGAGAACCGTCCGGAAGGTCCACGCGGCGAAGCTCGGAACGCCGCGCATGTATTCAAACAGGCGCCACGTCATGTATTTGCCGACCTTGGCCGCGATCTTCTCGTCCGCGCCTGGTCCGGAGGGTTTCGCGATGATCTCGGCGTCGTCTCCCAGAAGGGCCTGCATAATGCGCGACCAGTGCGCGAACGTCACCCACTTCATCATCGGAACTTGCAGCTGCTCGGGGTACTTGTTGGTCGCTAGGCCGCGCCACATCCGGTAGTACCGGACGAAGCGCTCCATCCGCATGTCATGGTTCGACTGGGCCGACAGGAAGTCCAGCCAAATCGCGTCGCGCAGCCGGTTCGATTCGGTCTCCGAAACGACGATCTGCCGGTAAGTTAGCGGGTCTTGGGGTTCCACTCGCTTTAAGAATTGCCCTGCCTTCAGGCGTGCGAGTGGCCGCGGACCGCTCCTCGGGAGTTGGCTTGTGGGCTGGCCTCAGGAACTTCGCGCGCAAGATTCCTGGACCCTCAGTCATCGTCGTCTTTCCTCGGCTGTCCGTATCTTACAACCCCCGGACGGTGACCGCTCGGCAGCCGGTTGTCGACGTACGGAGCGGGGTGCCGCGGGTAGTACCTGCGCATCATTTTGCAAAACGCGTGCGCGAGAACCGTGTCGTCGTGACCGCCCGCTTGCGCTTCGGCTTTGCCGTTTGGCTTGATAACGAACTTGTAGTGCTCGTCGAGGGCGACGGCTGAGTGAATCATGCTGGTGCCCTCGCGGATCGCGTCGTCGACGGCCGAGACCAGCCACAGCCGGGATTCGCCGGTGGTCTGCCATCCGATCTCTTCGGGCTGCGCACTCCTGCGGTCGGTCGGATCCCGCCTTCGGTTGAACAGAAGCTCGACGCGATAGAACTGGACGAGAGCATCGATGAAGCCCGGGTCGTTGGCTTCCGGGCACAAATAGGCCCAGTTGTACCATTGGCACAAGAGCGCCGAGTACTCCGCGAAAGCGTGCGGCCGCAGCCGATCGCGTAGCATCGCTACTTGCTCGCCAGTGTCGAAGTCCTCCACCCACATCACGGCATAATCCGGATCCATGCCCTTTCGGTCCGGCGAAACGTCGATGCCGTGCGAGGGATCGGCGCCGGCGCAGTAACGCCGCCCGGCTTCCGGCATTCTCCATACCGTCAACGCGCCGAACTCCCGGGGATGAAAGCGCGTTTTTTGCCGCGGGAACTCCTCGACGACCTCGATCTCTCCGCTGATGCCAGCCGTGATCACCATGCGCGAAAGCGCCGGATGGTCGAATCGAGGGCGACCGGACGCCAGGAACGCTTCCTGGGGCGTCGTCGGGTACTCCTGGTGGAAGATCTCGACGCGGCCACGGCACTCGGTCGAAATCTTGAGCCGGCGCCACGCGAGCTGCTCCAGCGTCGCGCCATGCACGGACATCAGGACCTTTTCTTCCTTGTCGAGGCTCGCCATTAGTCGGACGGGATCGTCCACGGGGATTCGATACGGCGTGTGCTCCAGCCAACCAAAGAACAGGAAGCGCCAGCCGGATTCATTCAACGGATCCATGGCTTTCTGGCAAAGATCGTAGAACTCGCCGCCGATGCCGTTTGCGGTGCTCTGCACGATCACCATGGTCCCCGGCATCCCCGAGGGCACCATATTCAGCACCCCGGTCAACGTCGTCGCCGGATCGCGCCAGAACGCCGCCTCATCGCACAGCACGTCCTGCCGCCCGCCGCCGCGGAGCTCGCCCTTGTCCGCGGAAAGGACCTCGAGCGAGGCCTTCGACTCCCACCGCATGTTCATGTCGGTGTCGCGTTCAAGCGCCGGCTGCTTCAGCGCCTTTCCATGCACAGTGAACGGCACGTAGTTGGCTTGGAAGGCCTGCAAATAGCCGAACGCTTCGAGTCCCGCAGGCTTGTAATTGTCGGCAACGATAAGGCCCTTGCGCCCGGGCCACGTGATCGCGTTCTTGAACATCGCGGCGCACACGCCCGCGGTAAAGTTCGAGCGCCGAGTCTTCAAGACCACAAGGCGAACCGCTTTGTTCTTTTCCCGTTGCTCCCGGATCGTGTTGAACAGCTTGATCTGTCCGGGCCGCGGGTTCATTTTCACCAGATGACCGGATTCGTCGCGAATCTGGAGAGCCTCCCGACAAAACCGCGCATCGTCGGCGACGGCGTCCAGGAAGTCCTGCTGCTGACGGTAGCTCAGGGTGACGCTCATTGCCCTTTCTTCAAGAGCCGCAGGCCGGCAGCGAGCGCGCGCTGTAGCTTTTCGGCCGGCACGCCGGTCAGCTCAGCCAGCTGGGGAATCGCTGTCGATTCCAGATGAACGCGCCGGACCACATAGGCCGAAAACTGCATCTGAGTGGGAAAGCCGGCTAGGCGCCGCGCCACTTCTCGCAGCTGCGCGAGCTCACGCCTCCGGTTCCGCTGATCCGCAAGCCGTTTCTCGTATTGGTCGGCTGGATCGCTGTAGGTTGCCGGCACGCTTGTCCCTAGGGGTTCATTGGTCGCCTCGGTGTAATGCTTCCGCCGCACGCTCATCAGGCAGGCACCGCGGACCGCCAGGTAGGCGAAGCCGCGGACGTTATCGTTCAGCTTCGGATCATACCGGTCGAGCTGGCGCCACAGCTCGAGGGCCGCTTCCTGTTCAAGATCCTCCGGTGCGAAAGACGGAGGGAGCTGCGAGGCGACGCGCCGGGCGACCAGCTTGGACCATTCCAGGTGCTCCTCGAAGAGGCGCTGGCGTTCCTCAATCGAGAGCATGCGCTATTCGTACACCCGCTGCGTCTTCATGTCCCGGTATCGGATTTCCGGAAATGGCGACGCCGTCAGCCATTTTCCCAGCTCTTGTCGATCGTTCCAGCTCGGTTCGTCACGAAACGCCGCAATGATTACGCCGCCGTCGACATCCGCGTAAAGCCGCACACGGTTTCCACTCGCGGTCTTGTAGCCGAAGATACCCGTCCAGCCGAGACGGACCCATTTCCACCAGCGCCTCATGGCGCCTTCCTCCGGGTTGCTTCCGTGAACGTCGTCAGAAGCTCGTGGAACGTAAAATCGCCCTGCATGTTGGGCGCGTCTGGCGCCGTTTGTCCTGGTCGCGGATCTGTCTCCCGGAACTTCGCGCGGGTCTTCAGCCAGAAACACACCGCCCACGGTTCCCCGCGCTCGGCCGCCAGGTAAAGCCGGTTGGCCACGACGCTGTTGGCCTTGATGCTGGCCGTCTCAAGCTCCTGCTCGAAGTGCTTCCGCAGGGTCTTGGCGTCGATGCCCTTTTCCCCGAGACATCGGGCGATCTCGACCTGAGGAATGCCGCACGCGGCCATGTTGGCCACGGTGTTACTATCAGCCTCAGTCGGTTTGAACTGGGGCTGCCCTGGTCGCTCTCGGCGGACGCGGGGTGCGCGCGCTTGCCGTTTTTGCTTTCCTGACTTCTTTGCCTTCGCCATCGGACTGTGTCTTGTTTACCACGGTTTCGGGCACGGATACAACAGTCTCCGGAACCTCGTCGTCCGCTGGCTTGGCGCCCATTCTCATATACCCTTGAACCTCCCGCAACTCGAAGCCCGTTCTTCGGGTAGTCGAGAGGCCGATCAATGGGCCACGATTCGATGGCGAGCTCTTTATAGACGGGAAGTATTGTCGACACGACGTTGGTGTGTACCTCGGTTCCTGTTCATTCTGCGCGACTTGTTGAAGATTTGTCAAGATCGCTGATAATATCAGTGGCTTCTCGAAAGCGAGCGCACAGCTCTGGAAGTGGAACGCTCGTCGCTCTTGCGATGATTGCGGCCTTCCGCAGAGCTGCGCACTTCGAACACCTTCCTTCGCCTTCGATGTGGTGCATCTTGAAATGCCCGCAGGTACACACCCCGAGTCCGCTCTGTGTGGGCCAAGTGTTCATCGTTTGGATTTGCCTTTCTTTGACTCCGTCGAGCTCTGGAGGGCCGCGCGCTCTCCGTGGGCGGATGCGAGCTCCTCGGCCTGCCGCCAGCTGAGGATCTCTTCGGGCTCGTGCATGGACGCTCGGACGCGAAAACCGCCCGGGATCACCCAGACGATCCGAAATGGCGCGTGTGGTTGCCCGGCAATCGCGAGCACGGCCACCGTGATCCGAACTTCGCGCTGCGTCCGCGATTCAAAGGGCCGACGTCTTTCAAGCAATGCCGCGGCTATTCTCTTCGTCTTCGAAGATCTAACAGACATATGAACCTATAGGAATAACAGGCTTTGTGGAAAAGTGGAAAACCGATCGATCCTGCTGACCTCGTGAGGCTTGTGCGTTGCGTTTCCTGTGCATCCCGCTGTGGAAGACCCTGCAAAAACAGTTGGTCCGGGAGTTTCCCACAGCCTTCCACAGGCCGAAATCGAGAAGTTATCCACCGGCTGTGAAAAACGATAAGTAAACTTATCATTCCCCAGGACTTGCGAAGTGGGGCGCGCTCGGAGCCCTGTGCATAAGCTTGTGAATTTCAATAGTGCCCCGATTTGCGCGCCGTCCTCTGTCTTCCGAGGGAAAGCGATTCCGCGCCGCTTCCGGAGCTCGCGAAAACGTCCTCGCGGCTGAGCGTTAGCCGCACGCGTTCGAAGCCACCGCAGTGCGCCAGCGGGTCGCCGCCATTCTTACTGCCTTTCGGCCTTCCCGGCCGCTTGATCTTCCTCTGCGTGGGCGCCGCGCCTATGGCTTCGGCGATGACTTTTCGCACTCGGGCTGTTCCTCCTCAATTAGACTGGGTTGCTCGCCGTCCATCCGCGCGTAGGACGTTGGGTTCTCGCAGACCCGATGGCGGACGCGTCCGTCTTCCCCGAAAAAATACTTGTGGCGGGTACCGATCGGCTTGCCGCAGTCGGCGCAGCGACGTTTTGCGGCCTTCACGATGCTCTGGCCGCACGTTGGGCAGTGCGTCAATTGGCTAAGCTCCGCCTGGCATTCAACCTCAGCCTCCTGGCCTCCAATGCTTTGCTGAGATCCAGACAGTAGGCCGCGGTATTTGTGGCCGCACGTCGAATGTCCGCAGCACGCGCATCCGCGCTCTTTGGCTCCCCAAGCACCCAGGAGAGCGCTCCCAACAGCCCCAAGCTAAATTGCGGGGGCTTAAGTCCCGCGTCGAGGGACTCCAAGATCATCTGGGCGATCGCTTCGCACCGCGCCTCGATTTCGTCTTCGTTTCTCATATTCTCCGCCGTATCAAACTGCTGCCCCGATAGAAAGCCTGAAAGCCTGAAATCGTTGCCGGGAAATCCACGCCCGCAAGCAGGACGAGGAAGCCGCGGCTTCTCTCCGCCTCGATCCACTCCAGTTGGTGCGCGGCAGCCTTGCCCTTCAGCTTCTTCCATTCGATCCACAGCAGCTCTGCCACTGCCGAGGGAGGCAACCACGCAAGGCGTGGATCACGGGGCGTCGGCCGCCGATACTGACGGTCGGCCATGCCTTTTTCGCCGAAGCCCTTGCCCCATTCCCGGCGGGAGACTGGGTCCGTCTTTAAGGCGTACCAGCCGTCAAGTTGCAGCCATTCAGTGCAGGTTTGCTCGAGCTGCGCTTCGCTGACCAGGTCGTCGGCCGTGATCGGCTTCCGCGTTTTCCTAGTCATGCCGGAAACTCCCGCACGCGCAAATCTTCCGGCCATTCGGCCCAGTTGCCGCCCTTTTTGTCGTGGAAGCCGTAGTGAAGGCCACAACCGCACTCGATCGCACACTTTGACAACGGATCTATCGCCATGGCTCCGAGCTGCTTCACGAAGCACGCCACGCCGGCGGCTTTGCACTGCGCGATCACGTTCCGCGCCCAGGCGATGTCGAACGGCCGCGCGCCAGGCCCGCTCTCGCCGCCGACGATGATCCAGTCAAGCCGCCGCAGGTCGCCGCTGTCGCCCCAATCGAAGGGCTCGAGCCAAGGTTCGAAGTCGATCCTCCTAAGCGCTGGCTCGTAACTTACGAATCGCTTCGCGGCTGGCGTTTTGAGTAGGAGCGGGATTCGCGCGTCGGCTGTCGGCTCGTCCTCCACGGAGACGCCGAGCCACACGTTCGGAAGGTTCCAGCCGCCTCTTATTCCCGGCCCGCGCACGATGTTCTCCCGGCTCATGAAGGCCAGCATCCGCTCAGGCCTTTTCGTGAGCACCTGAAACGTGTGCTGTGGGCATAGGGCCATCGTCGCGAACACGCGGTCAATCGCCTCATCGGCAAGACCTTCGTGGAATAGGTCGCTCTGCGAATTGACGAAGATGCGCCGCGGCTTTGTCCATTTCAATGGACGGAAAAGCATCTTCTCGACGAGCTCGACCTTGCCCGTCCATCGCGGCCCAGACTCGCGCATCACCGCGAAAGGCTCGCCCGCAGAGTCGCGCTGCAGGCCTCGCACGGCATAGCGCGCCGCGTAACAGTTCAGGCAGCCGCCGGCTTCCGAGCCCTTCGCCATCGAGCACCCGCGCACCGGATTCCAGGTTGAGTCCGTCCACTGGATCGCGGTCTTGTCACCCATTCGAGGGTGCCTCAGCCGGGGGCGCCGGCAGCGTGCGGCCTTCCGCTATCGACACACGCTCCAGAAGGCTGAGCGCGACGTCGCGCGCGAACTCTGGCGTCATCATCAGGCCTTGCAACGGCTGGTTAAAGCGAAGGCCGACGAGCGTCTTGCCATCATGGTCGGCCGTGATCGCGTGAACCTCAACCGGCTTCATCTCCTGCGCCGCTGGTGCGCGCATCTGCTTAATTCTTTTCTGGCTCATGTTCTTTGCTCCTGTGTTGATCTTCGATGCGCTCGAACGTCGCCACTCGTGCGAAATCCCCGACGGAGCGCTGATCGAGCTCTGCGGCCTCTTCGATTGCCTCTTTCTCCTCCGGTGTTACGCGGAAAATGATAGAGGCTGTGCGTCGTTCCTTCATGCCTGCGGGTTTCCGATCTTCTCGGCCCATTCGATCATCAGGCCAGCCGTTTGTTTCTCCGCGCCTCGGAGTTTCCGCCCGTGTCCCAGCGCCCAGTCGGCGAGCTTTCGAGACGCGATGTGCAGCGCCGCCGCCTCGCTTTCGGAAGGCCCGTTCTCGATCCGGAGTGGGTTGACTTCGATGGCTTTCGCGAGCTGGGCCTGGAACCCCCAGTGCCATCCCTGCTTCGACTCCACAACGAAGAGTTGCGCGACCGCGGCTTTTCCAAACTTCTTGGCGGTGATCGGCTTGATGCCCGGAAAGCGGCCGTCGTCGTCCGGGACCGCCACGGCCGAAGCCGAGGCCTCGGTAATTTGCAGCTGTTCCGGTGCCTTGATGATAAGATCGCCCTCGCCCCTCCCGACTTTGAGCAGGTGTTCTTGCAGCTGGAAGGGAGGTCCGTCGTAGAAAGCGCTGAAAACCAGCATCACTTTTTTCGGCTTTTTCTTTCCGTCGCCCAGCCGCTTTGCCGCGAAGTGCGAAACCTCTACGCCGTTCAGCTCCAATTTGTTGATCTTGCCGACGTCATGCGTGAGCGTCGCGTCGATGAACTGGGCCTGCAGCGCAATATTCGTGAATCCCTCCCGGATGGCTCCTCCCTTCTCGAAAACAAGCCACGGCACCCCGAGCTCGACGGCTTCTTTCTGCGTAAGCAGGGCCACGAAAGAGAGCTTGTTTTTGAGCACTTTTCCGGTCGTCTGCTCGTTCTTGTATAGCTGCGCTTTGATCAGTGTGGTCATTCTATTCCTTTCCTTTCTCTGTGATACACCAGCGTGAGGTTCCGTCTTCCTCCGAGGCCAGTTTCATGATTAACCCTTCTGCCTTCAGCTGGCCCGTCACCGTATAGATCACGGCCATATTGTCCACGGCGCTGAGCTGCGTCGCGAGCTCCATCGGCGATCGCGGCATCCGCCGAAGCTCCGCCAGAATCCTTTGCCGCCAGCTCGCTCCCGGAAGGTCTCCCGCGTCCCGCGGACGTTCACGCAAATGGGTCGCCGGCTGGCGCGCCACTTGAGCACCGCGCTTTTTCGGAACCGGGCGGTCGAGGCCTTCGAAATCCGGCTTCGATGGCTTCCGCTTCATCCGCGGCTTGCGCGCCATTCGGTTCGCGTGGTCCACGAGTATCTCAGCCGATGGCCTCGCTGCCGGCGGGTTCGCGGGTTCCTCTTCGAACTCGCCCAGCAGGCGCGCCGCGCACTCCCGGATGCGCAACGCCGCGCTAGCGATGACCCGCAGCGTCCCGCGGTAACCGTCCTCGCCCGATCCGGGCAGCGCTTTCAGCTTGTCCCGGATGACGATGTTGTCCGCGGCCATTTGCCCGTATTTCAGGATCTCGGCCTGAACTTCCGTGTTGAAAATCCCCACGCTAAACGTACCTCCACGTGAAGGCGCCGCCCTTGATGTGCTTGTTGAAAAAGCTTCCGTGGCTCGGCGCGTTTTCAAGCCCCGCAGCCAGCTGCGGAGGCACGTTATCGTACTCCGCGACCTTGCCGCTTGAAAACTTCACGCGCAACGTCCGCGTCGCTTCATCGTAGCCAAAGTGCGTCGTGTTGCTCCCGCTATGGGCGTGTTTCAGGGGTTTCAGCTCCATTGGTTCTCCTTTTTCCTAGTCTGCACCCTCCGCACATTGGACGGCCCAGTGGGCGGGAGGGTAATCCACAGACCGAGCGCCACAGTCCCGGCACTCATAAACGAGCGACATGATTCCGCAGAAGGCTTCCCCTCCGCAGATTCCGCAGCTTGTCGAGTCCCAAAACATCACCGTACCTGCAAGGTGTTCCGTCCGACGATCAGCTCCGCGCCAGGCACGGGCGATTCCATCCGGATCTTCCCGCGGCCGTTGCATTTCGGGCATGGCGTTCCAGCCGGCATCCTGCCCTCGACGCACTTCCCGGGGCACGGTTGGTCCCGGAACGGATACCAGTCCTCGAGCGCTTTCTTCACGGCCGCGCCGTCGATGCCGTAGGTGACCGCCGGCATTTCCGCGCTGTCCGGCAGCAGCGATTCGTCGACCGAGCGGACGGCGCGCATGATCTTCACCCAGGTGATCGCGGGAACGGTAACTGTCGCCGTCTGATACTCCAGCGGGATTGAGCCTGGGCTCGTATATTGGACCTGGTTCGCGATCGCTCTCGCGCTCATCTTCAGCGTGTGGCCTTCCAGCACGGGCAAAAGCCCCGCGCGCCGGCCGTGGTCGACGACGGGAAGCCGTTCAATGTACCGCAGAACCCACGTTCGGATGCCTTCCGCGATCTTCGCGAGCCGCCGGCCGCGCTCCGCGATGTCCTTCGAGTACTTCTTCGCGAACTCAGCCTGCTCCTCGAAATGCAGAATGGCTTCAGCGACGGCTTGCCGCTTGTCCTGCGCGACCGCGAGTGCCTCTTGGATCACCAGGCCCAGCTTTTCTTCCTGCTCG